TTGGCTTAGACGATCAAGGCCAGCGCGTGCAGCAGCAGAAACAAGCTGGTTGTAAGTGGCCTCATCATAGTACTTTCGCTGACTAACGCTGATTGGCTTTTTGTCCTCAAAAATCTTAACTGAATCGCCAATCCGGACTCCTTCAACATTTCCAAACCTAAAGTGTTCAACGTCTGCTCCAACAGAACGTTTCATTTCGCCAAGTACCTTTGGAGTAATCTGTCCACCCTTCTCAATGTAGGTAGACATGAACTGCTGAAGACGTTCGTCTGGGGTTAGGGGAACGTCAGACTTTTCTTCACGCTCTTTAATAGCCACTTCAACATCACGCTTAAGAACATCAACGCGCTTATCAAACTGAGACAAAGCGGTAGCGGCTTTTTCAAGAACAGGATCGCCAGCCTGCTTGGTCAGCGGTTGACCAGCAAACTTTTCTGCTGTAGAAATTCGTTCCTTGAGTTGATTGGTTTGAATTGTTTGTTGCTCAACCTCATTTTGCAAAGCATACTTTTGATTTGCTACTGCAACCTTTTCGCTTGAGCTAAGTGGAACACGTTCACTAATATAAGGAGGGGCGTTAAAAATTTGTCGCAATGGAGTAGTTGCGCCCTTAGTTAGTGTGGTATTTACCTCGTCTAGTTGCTTTCTCTTTTGAGCAAGGCGTTCTTCTTGAAGAGCAAGTTCAGCTTTTGCTTTATCATCCAAAAAGGCATATGTACCGGTAAGCTGATTTTGTCCAAGGAATGCAGCTGTACCAGCAGGAGCCTGATTAATTACGGTCTTGGCAGGAGTTTCTTGCTTGGTCGAACCATACATGAACTCACCAAGCCCAGTAAACTTAGGAGCCTTGCTTGTTACACTAAGTTCTGGAACTTTGGTAACTACTTCCTTGGTTGCTGGAATAGCAGAAAATGCTTCACCGAAAGCCTTTTCGTTTGCCGCAGCTTGCTGGGCCTGATTGATTTGCAAAGCACGAAGAGTACGAGCGGGAGCTTCGTCGATGTTCTTAATTAGAGAATCAATCTCAGCAATCTTTACCTTCAAAGCGGGAGTCTTAGCGTCTCCCATCTTTCTCAAAGAATCAATCTGCTCTTGCGTAACAAGAGGCGTGTTTCCGTATAACGATGGATTTTGAGAAATCTCTGCACGCTTACGCTCAAGCTCTCCAATTTTAGAATCTAGCAAAGAAGAAAAAGTATCACGCTCCTCCTTCTTTTTTTGGTATTCGTTAATTGCACCACTAATAGAGTCACCAACACTAGAAATGGCGTCAGCATAAGCCTTCCCAGCAGCCATACCCCCTCTTGCAATAGGAGAGTAGTCAATAAGACCAAGCTCTGCGCGAATGCCAGAGCCAAAGCGAGATTGGCGTGCCATAAATTAAAAGGATTTGATGCGGCTATCCATCCACTTACGGATGAGGTTCTTGATGCGCGGCTTGTCGCTGATCCACTCAGCAAAGCGTTCACCATGCTTTTCGTACAGCTTAACAAACCACTTGGGAGCCTTAGTGTACAGCCACTCACGGAATGCCAGCCACATCGGATTAAACTCGCCATAAACCTCGCGGGCCACCCAACACGATGCAAGAACTTTAGAACCTCCCGATATTGCGGCTGCGGTTTTTTGAGCCGATGCCGCAACTTGAGCCGCATAAGTGTTGGCTAGGTAGTTCGATTCATTCGCCTTGTTTGTCAAAGCAAGGTTAATTCCAGCATCAGGATTAAACAGGTTGCCACCAAAGGCGTCCATCATTCCAGCAGCAGCGCCACGCTCACCAGCAGCAGTACGGGAAGCACCAGAGGAACGTCCAAGAATAGCCAGCATCGGATCAAAAGACATACCACCATACGCACCAGCAAGGGTGACATCAAATGCTCGATTTGCGCCCATCTCGCGCATACGCTCGCTTCCAAGGACACGGAGCTGTTCCAACGCCTTAGCCTCCTGATCTGCTGAAAAGGCACGATTTCTCATCAGCGTTTCCATTTCGTTGAGCTTATTAAACTCAGCAAAACGGTTCATAGCCGCAGCATTTTCTGCACGCCGCTTAGCCTCTACATCTAGATTAGCCAAAGCTCCGCGGTTAGCCTGTTCTGCGGCAAAACGAGCTGCTTCATTGCCAGCCGCCATATTGGCCGTTCTAAACGCATTTTCTGCGCCTTGGTTCGCCATCGCATAACGAGCCATCAAATCAGCATTAATACGGGACGCCTCATTGGCAGCAGTAGCTCCAAATCGAGCAGCTTCAGTACGCGCTCCAGCTCCAAAGCGAGCGGCCTCATTGCGAGCCGCAGCACCAAACTGCGCAGCTTCATTTGCTGCGGCAGCACTAAATCGAGCAGCCTCATTAGCCGACATTGAACTAAATTCGCGCGCCCTATTAATCGCTGCTTGATCGGCAGTAGAAAGCTGAAGTCCAGCAGCTTGATTAGCCAACGCAGAACGCAAAGCAGCATCTTGATTTGTCTGCAAACGGCCAAGATCCTGACCATATACACCTGTAGCAAATCCACGGCTGGCGTTAAGGTCGGCAAGGTAAGCCTGATTAAGAGCGGCAGCTTGTTGCAACTGAGAAGCCTGACGTTGAGCAACAGCATCAGAACGGGCCATAGCTTCAGCGGCAATAGCCTGATTGCTCATATCTAGACCACGGGCGGCAAAAGCTTCGCGAGTCGCTTGCTGCGCGTTACGAATCTCTTCGGAGGAAAGTTGACCCGTAGCAAGAGCCATTTCCGCAGCACGACGGCGGAATGTTTCGGAGGCTTCCGTGGGTGCCGAACCCATAGCCTGACCATATAGAGACTCTCCAAGTGCTCCCTGTCCAATTGTTTGTGCTGCTACATCTGCAACACGGGCGGCTCGCGCAGCATCATATCCTTGAGATCCATATCCCTGAGCAGCAAACCCTTCAGCATTATATCCTTCAGCACCATAACCTTGTGAACCAACGGTTGGAGCAGCACCAAGCAAAGAAGCGGCAGCACGTTCCGGCGAATATCCTCCAAGGTTTACTCCCTGCATTGCCTCAATCATCGAGGCTTCTGCTGGGGTAAAATTAACATCCCCAAAAATACGGCGATTTGCCATCGCCATTTCCAAGTCCTTAAAGTAGTCTGTTGGGCCACCCTTTAGTTTAGCCGCCTCTAAAGCAGCAAAAGCTTCTGGGTTTGCTTTACGAAATGCATTCTTTGCTTGTTCACCAAGATCCTCAATGTCCTTAATGTCGGCCTCACGAAGAGTTCTATTAGCCTTTGTATCAATCGTGCTAATTCTTGGCGTAAGCTTTTCTAGAATATCAATCGTTCCCGGAGTCCCCGGCTTTCCCTCTTCACCGGGAATGCCAAAAGTATACTGAGAAAGCTCGTCAAGGTTAAGCTTAGTGTATTGCGGCCTATACGTCTGCTCAGCTTCCAACAGCAGCTTCTGAAGTGCTGGGTCGGCCATGCCCCGAACATAGTCTAATGCAGCCTTGCCGGGATCGACAGGGGTTGGGGCTGGAGGAGGATTTCTTGTGCTACCCATGATATTTAATTAGATGAACGAGCAAGTCTTTCAACGGTGTCCGTATTGTACACCCTTAGTGTACCACTTTCATCGTTATTCCTGCGCCAAGCTAGGTAAGGCAGTCTAAATGGGGCTTGGTTACAAAACCATAAGGCGGAATTCTTGCCCACCGCACAATGAACATACCAGCAATCTGGATTGGGGGGATTGATAACATCTTCGCCCAAACTAAGCTGGATTGCCCTGCCCATTATAAACCTATCTGGAAGGCTTATAACCCCGCCGTGTTCTAGGTAAAACGCCAGCTCTTCTTCAAAGTTCTTCCCGGCCTCTAAGGCTATTTTCTTAGCCTCATAGATTGGTTTCATTATGATGCTTCAGTAACAGAGCGAAACGCTTGATAAGCCTCTAGCTTGACCATACGGAGCTTAGGACGGCCCTTGGTGGGGACAAACTTTAGCTGCATCCCGTAGGCGCGGATGTTGCCAATACGGCCACGGACAGAGCTATCCTCGCCAATAGGCAGGTCTTCCTCAAGGCTTTCAGCCAATGAGTACATCGGGGCTTCCTTATCGATGTTCTCGGAAATCATAGTGATGTCCGCATCGCTAGGCTCATACTCAGAGCTTTCAACGTGAACCTCGTAGGCATTGAAGCTCTTACGGCCAACGTCGTCAAAGACATACTGGCGGGTAAGCACCTCTGCCTCAATGGGGTAGGGGATGGAGTCGCCGCCCGGAAACGTATAAATGTAGTCGAATCCATCCACGCGCTCGTCAATAACGTGAACTCCGCCAAAGCTATTGATGGCGTACAGCTTGTTGATGCCGCCAGCCCCAGACACGATGAAGTTGCTGATGTCCCAGCCCTCTTGGTCGATAAGGTCCAAGCTCTCCCAGCCCTGATTCAACAGGTTGTAGACAAGAATGGCATTGTTGCGCGGACTGTTATCTAGTGGTACTGCAATCCAATAGCGATTGTCGTGATAGACCGCTACAGCGTTGTGGGCATAGTCTGGATTGATCCGCTTGATGAGCGGGTTAATCGGGTCAGACAGGGGTAGCCCCGCGCCACGAAGGTTGTACAAGTCTTGGAAGGACGTGGAGTAGACGCCGTTGTCAGACAGGAAGAAGATGCGGTCGCCAATCGTAACCACACTCTTCTGTGCCACCAACCCTGCCTCGCGGGTGATTTCCTTCAGAGAAATATCCGCAATAGATCCGCTCAGCCCGAGCATTAGATGGATCGAATTGCGGTTGAAGATAACAGCGTTATCCTCAGTAAATGGGTGAACATACTGGAGATAGTCCGCAATCCCAGCCGTAACCTTTAGCTGGTTCTGGATGCGGTCATAGGTGTCAGAGTCAAATACGTCTGACAGCAAAATCTCGTCTTTGACGTTGCGGCTAGTGATAGTTTCGCTGCCGCTGCTTCCCGTGGTTGAGTAGAAGTAGGGGACGATAAGACGCCGCTGGTGGTAGACACCCCACGCAGGCGCAGGCATATGCGTGAAGCCAAGCTGGGACGGCTGCTTCTTAGCGTACACAACAGACGTAGCAGCAGAATCAGGCAGTTCTGCGTAGAAGGTAAAGCTACCTGTGCCGGGAACCGTAGCTACAACGTAGCCCTCTCCGGCCTCAACCAAGTTGGTGCTACCGTTATCAATAACGTAAATGCGATCTCCAACGAACAAGCCGTGGCTGCTCTGGGTTACGGTAACAACGCCATCCGTGATAGCGGTGTTGTTTGACGCATCGTAGTAGGTGGTTGCGCCATAGTCTCCATTGGCCACCTTTGTGAAGGCTGGCGTGCCGCTAAAGCTGCCATTCCATTCCAGAGCCGTAGCCCCGTCGCGGAATATGAAAACCTTGTTGAAGGTTTGCAGCATATTCACGGGTTGTGAAATGAAGATGCCAGAAGGGTAGGCAATCGTCGTCGTTGCCTTGGTCGCCATGTTGATAGCGATGGCGTTCGAGAACAGAGCGAGGATGATGTACTCGTCGTTGTTCGATGCGGGATTTGAGAACAGGCATGAGCCGAAAGCTCCGTTGATGCTGCTGGTTCCAAGGATAGCTCCACCAGCCTTAGAGCTAGCAGTAACTGAGTAGGTCTCGCTTCCGGTGGCACCAGCAATCGTGTAGGTAAACGTATCAAGACCAGTAACGGTGATGGTCTTGTTGCCGTTGGGATCTACCGTGCCGGGGCCAACATCTACAATAGCAACAGCGTAGGACGACGAGAAACCGTGATTGGTTGACGTAGTGATGGTTACCGTCGTGCCGCTGCGGGTGGCCGAGCTAATAACCACTTGCGGCCACAGATAGAACGGCAGAGCAAGCGTCTCGTCCTTCGTTCCAATAACAGGGCCAAACGTATCTACGCCGGGACGCACTTGCCACGTTCCATCCACGTTCATCCGCCCATTGACGGACATAGCAAGTTCACCATCCTTTAACTGGTCAGGACGGAGGCGGTTGTTGAATCGGGAAAAGCCAATATCTGCCGCTTCGGCAATAGGCGTATCCCGGCCACTAAAGCTGCTGTAACGTGCCATAGGTGAATCCCTA